ACAAACCATCTGCATACATAGTAAACATTCTTCTAACTACCTCTGCCTCATCCTCTGCGATAATAAGTTTATGCCTGTCATCCGGACTCTTGGCATAGCCAAACGGAGGCTTAGCTCCCAGGAAATTTCCCTGCTCCTTCATTGCCTTAACTGATGCCTTAATCTTAACTGACAAATCTTTACTGTACAGATCATAGAGAAGATTCTTAAAATTTACATCAATATCTGCCACATTCCCGGAAACCGAAGCACTATCGTATTTGTCATTTATTGAAATAAACCGCACACCCATAAACGGAAAAATCTGCTCCAGATAAGAACCAAGCTCAATATAATCTCTCCCGAATCTTGAAAGATCTTTTACGATGATGCAATCAATCTCATCATTCCTTACTTTCTCCAGCAGTTCCTGCACTCCCGGACGTTCAAAATCCGTACCAGAATAACCGTCATCAACAAATTCCTTTACCTTCGCATCTGGAAAATGCTCCCGGACATAGTCCCGGAGCATAATTCTCTGCATAAAAATACTATTGCTTTCGTCATGACAAAACTCATCTTCTTTAGAAAGCCTCATATAGATTGCAACATTCATGCTTTTGCACCACCTTTCACATTCCCGAAATTTTTCTCTGAAAAAGCAAAATAAATCTTCACTCTTTTTCCCGGGTAAACCTCAATCCTCTTGATTAAAGTCTGAATCACCTCTGCCGTAAGAGGTGTTCCCTTCTTGCATTTCATAAGTGTTCGGAGATAATGATTCCGCTTTTCAGTTTCCGAATCAATTTCTCCAAGCCTTCTGAAAATAATCTTCTGCTTATCTGTAAGCCTCTCAATATCTTCTTTTCTCTTCTCCGCATTCAATTTAATCTCTGCTTCCGAAAGCTCACCCAATCGATACCGTATATACTCCTCGCTGCCAGTTTTCTTATAATTCTCCACCATGTATATGGCTTCGTCCATATCCTTCTGCAGCCTTTTCTTCTCCATTTCCATATGTTTCCTGCTCACTGCAACCAAATCCTTCTGTTTCATGGAAGATAACGAAAGTTCCCTCTCTAATGCTTCTTCAACAAGCTTCTTCAGCTTAATAAGAGAAATCCTGTCGTTGTCACATTTCCTATCATCAATAGTCCTTATATTCACACAGTTGTAATGATAATTTCTAACTTTGATTCCGGAATAGCAGTTCACGCTACATCCCCTTACAAACTTAGCACCACACTTACCGCAGAAAAGTAGATCCTTAAAAATATCCTCTTCCAAAGGAGGTCTCTTTGATTCGCCTTCCGAATACTTCTTTGACCGAAGTTCAAAGCGTCTTGCCACCTCTATAAAATCATCCTCTGAGATAATCGCTTCGTGGTTATTTTCACGAACTTTCAGATCACCCGTCAAAACCTTAGTGCTTGTCCTTCCGGTAATCCGTTCGCCATCCACCCTCTCACAGATCAGATATCCGATATAAACACAGTTATTTAGTATCTGGTTCAATGTGGCATTATGCCAGTTATGGAGTTCCTCTCCTTCCTGCTGGTATACGTGTCTGTATTTCCTGTAATCACTGGGTCTGTGAATTTTTTCGTCATATAACCACTCTACCATTTCCGGATATGTTGCTCCTGAAAGAAATCTGGCAAATATCTCCTTAACGACCTCTGCCGCCTCCTCATTTACAACCAAGATCCTGCGGTTTCCTTCCTTTATAGCATCGTATCCATATGCAGGATAACATCCGGAAAAACTGCCTCTCTCAAACTGTTTTTCCTTCGAGCTCCTAATCTTAGCTGCAATATCCTTTGCATACAGCTCATTTACCAGATTTTTAAGCTGCACAGCCAGCGTCTCCGGATCGCCGTCCATATTGTCGAAATTGTCATTGATCGCAATAAAGCGCACTCCAAGGAACGGAAAAATCTTTCCGAGATAATTTCCCATCTCCAGATGGTTCCTGCCAAACCGTGACAGGTCTTTCACCACGATGCAGTCAACCTTTCGCATCCGCACATCCGCCATCAGCCGCTCGAAATCATCTCTCTGAAAATTCGTTCCTGTCTTTCCCAAGTCACTGTAACATCCGAAAAGCTCCATATCCTCATGCGACCGGACAAACGCCCTGCACTGCTCGATCTGATTATCAATAGATTCATTCTTCCTGTCCGTGCCGTCCACCGACAGCCTTGCATAAATGCCGACAGAATAGATCTTTTCACGTTTTACAGGCACTGCCGTCTGTTTCTTTTTCGATACACGCGCCATCTATCCCACCGACCTTTCCGGCTCACTCTGCTTTAGAAAATCATAAAGCATCGCCACTTTTATAAACTGATTCTGGTTCCTCAACACCACATGCACTCTCTTGTCACCATAGACAAAAAGCTTCTCCACCAGATGCACCAGTGCCGTCCTGTTCAGAGAATCAAGCTGCAGTACATCCTTATACTGCTCAAGCCTCATTCCGGCTTCCAGTCCGTTCTTAAAAAGACTCCTAAGGTTCACCATCTGCTTATCCAGATCAGACTGTATCTGAGAATACTTTTCCTCATAGATTGCCGAAAATGTCCGGAAATCTTCTTCTGAAATAATTCCCTTCTTATAATCCTCATATAAAGCGGCACGAAGCTTTTTATATTTATCCTGCTCCGCTTTCAGATCTACAATCTCCTGGTCAAACGCCACGATATCGTCATAACGCATATCGAGATCTTTCACACCGGAGATCACTGTCATCTGCTCCATGATCAGCTCTACTCTGCTCTTGATTCCATAAAGAACCAGCTTGTCCAGGTCTTCCTGCAGTATACTGTGCCGGCTGCACTTACCATTCTTATTGTAGTTGGAACAGATAAAACGCACTGTTGTCTTTCCCTTGTAGGTGCTCACTCGCCTTATCATAGGTTCCCCACAGTCCCCACAGTAAAGAATGCCTGAATAAAGATGAGACGTATCCTTACCACCACTGCATCTGCAATCTGTCATCAAAAGCTGCTGCACAACCGCAAACAGATCCTTTGAGATAATTGCCTCGTGTGAATCCGGAATCCTCACCCAATCCTCTGTTGGCTTGATCACCGACTTCTTTATTTTGTAATTGACACGCTCCGACTTGCCCTGCACAAGCATTCCCGTATAGGTCTCATCCTTCAGTATGCGCCGCACCGTCACCGCCGACCATTTACTGCGCACATTCGTCTTAAATCCTGTGCTGAAATGCTCACCGTTCGATTTTTTATACTCCATCGGCGAAAGGACACCCATGCCATTCAGTTTCTCAGCAATGGCTTCAAAGCTGTATCCTTCCACCTTCCACTCAAAAATGCTCCGGACGATTCCCGCCGCATACTTATCCACGACCAGATGGTTCTTGTTATCCGGGTCCTTTTTGTATCCATACATGGCAAATGCGCCGATATACTGTCCGCTCTCGCGCTTCACCTTCTGCTGGCTTTTTACCTTCATCGAGATATCCCGACAGTACGCATCATTGATGAAATTCTTCACCGGAAGTACAAGCGATTCCTCATTAAAATCCGCCGTCAGCGAATCATAATTGTCATTGATTGCAATAAACCTCACCCCATGCTCTGGGAAGGTCTTCTGTATCAGCCTGCCGGATTCAATATAATCCCTTCCAAGCCTCGACAGATCCTTCACGATCACGCAGTCAATCCGCTCTGCCTCAATATCCTCCATCATACGCTTAAACGATGGGCGGTCAAAATTGGCTCCCGACCATCCGTCATCCACATAGAAATCAAAAATCTCCATATCGCTCTGCTTCCGGATATAACTGCGGATAATGTCTCTCTGTGAAGTGATACTGTTGCTCTCCGCCTTGCCGTCCTCTCCGTCGTCCTTGGAGAGCCGCAGGTAAACAGCAACATTGTAAAACTCTTTCGCTTTCATAAAATATCAGCCTCCTTAAAATTTTAAGTCCAGGTATCCGTCCTACTGGATACAACCACAAATTCAGGCGGCTGATTTAGTCCTTACCTATACGATACCTTGTTTTTATCCGGATTTGCATGTACCAAAAAAATTTTTCACATTGGAATCCGGGTCATTCTCTTTGCTAATTGGATCATCTTATCCTCCAGCGTTTCCTCCGATGTTTTGGAATATGTGACCGCCAGGATATAATCATCCACATTCTCTGCATAGGGATTCTTTGTTTTATCCAGAAACTCCGCCATCCTCCGGTTTGCAGATTTTGTCTTATCGACCTTTATGTCCCCGGCACAGTCTAATTCCTCACGTTTCAGCTCACGGATATCCTGATTTTCCAATCTCTGCAGTTCCTCCACTGTCACAATCATCATGCCCTCCTGCTAAAATGAGTCAGCTCCAAAGAATGCCGATACCGCGTCTTCAATCTTGTGAACGGCTCTAAAATCATCTACCTCTCCAACTTTGCGGTTCACATATTTGCGGTCAACAGGTCTGATCTGCTCAATAAGGGCAACGCCTGACGACTCATACCCAATGCAGTCATTCTTGTCAAGGAACACATGATACTCCTTGTCTACGCCCTTCAGCTTTCTTGTAAGCGGGATCACCTGCATAATAGGTGAATGTTCATTGTACTCACTTCCACTGTATACGATCGCCGGTCTGTAACCTCTGATCAGGCAGCAATCAGTCACCTGTCCAAACTCAACCATCACAATATCCCATTTATTATAGGAAGGACTTGACATCGCCTGTGCAAAGTTCCTCCTGCGTGTGTATTCATCTTCCCTGATATTGCTTCCTCGTAAATTATCTGTATAACTGCTATAATATCTTGCCATTTATAAATCCTCCTTCAAATATAATGCTCTGTCATTTCACTGATTTTCCGTATCAGCCTGCGTTATCTTTCACCATATCCCAAATGGATAATGTGATTGCCTCTAATATCGAAGCATTTTTTATATGCCCGATTTTTTTCGTTACCCTGCACTTATGGCACGAAACCATATTCATTGGGTGGGCGTATTCCTCATATCTCAGTCCCCTGCAATGGACCGGCTTGATAAGGATATCTCTGCTGCCTGCTGATCTGGATTGTTTTCGGTAGAGCGGTATTACAAAAAAATCTGCTTCAGTCTTAATCGAACTGTCATTGCTTACCACTACACAAGGCTTTATCCCGCCGTTCCTGCATCCGGCAGTTTTCTTTCCAAAGTTGATAAGCACTAAGTCTCCCTGACTGATTGTAAGGTATCTCGCATAATACCGTTCCATATCCTTTTTACTCATGGTATGTCTCCTTGTCTCTATTTCAGACAGAACGTGCGCACGATACATCTGATACTGTCGCCTCAATTTGTTCGACACTGATATTGTAGATGAATTGCAAACCGTTCTGTTGGCAGAAATGCCTCACTTTCTGCAATTTGGTTGTCAAAATCCAACATCGAGCTATCGTGCGCTGCATCTGTCCGATTACTGTTAGTCTTCAAACATCATCATCAATCCCTCGATGATCTTTCTGGTTCTCCTTGGATTCTGCTTCTCAAGCATTCCTCGAAGTTTTGCCATTTCCATATCAAGCTCTTTTCCATACAGGATATAATCAGCGGTCACATCAAATATCTGGCACAGCTTGAAAATGTTATCTGTGCTAGGCAGACGATTCCCTCCTTCTATCTCAGAGTATGTACAGCGATGGATATCCATAAAATGTGCAATCTCCATTGACTTGTAACCACTCTTTTGCCGGAGTCCCGCAATTCGCGCTCCAATCTCAAACCTGTTCTGCTCGCTAAAACTAACTATTTCATTCATAATGATACCTTTCCGGCATAACGCCAAAAAGGATTGACGCTGATCAGGCGTCTATCACCGGTGAAAGCGTGCAAGCACGCAATCCTTGATTAAATTGATACTGAGGAACCTGCTTCCTCAATCAGAACCATTGTCTTAAAGAATTACAATGGTTCTGATTCAAAAAACACATTCCTGCTTCCGATAAAATGCTACGCTCTTTCCTGCTGGATTTGTCCGTGAAAATGCCTTTATTTTTTCAAATAATCCGGTATTTCCCGATTTTTTCCTTACAGATAACAGATTAGGCAGCCATAAAGGCATAAAAAAAGAACCGGGCAAAATGAAAGCAAGGTTCTAAATCCTCTAATGGCAACAACATCATTGACGATGCCATGAAGTAAATCTATAAAATCAGATATACTTTCACCATAAAGATTAAATGCTTTCGTTTTGCCCGGTTCTTAATGATTCCAGTCGGGATAACGCCTGTTAAGACAGGTCGCTTCTATTACCGACACGTCAAGTCCAACTCATCACAAACTCTTGATATCAGTGCCCGCTCTAAGAATTTTTACCTGACAGCCTGCCGCCATAGACAAACTTGGCATGTAAGCGTACTGTCAGGTTTCATTCAGTCTGCGTGATTCTCCTGATATCTCAATATATTCAGTTTTCAATTTGCTCCCAATAGGCGCGTGCTCAGTATGCCCTATGCAGATTCTCCAGGTAAGAAGAAATTCCATGCGCCGTGGGTGTCCCAAAACTTTGATCTGTAGGGTCATAAACTAAGACCATGCCATTTTTCACCCATGCGCCCATAAGCATTCCACATTTTGGGCAGATGTGTTCTGATTCAGTAACCGTCCCTTTAAACACCATACCGCCACATGCGGGACAACACACACAGCGCTTTTTTCCATTGCTCTTTCTGCTCATCAGCATTACCTCCCTAGTAATAAAAAACATCACCGGAGCGGTAGGGAAAGAAAACCGCTCATGAGTACTGACAGATAAGTTCCGACGCACTGAAGTTATGC